AAGGCGCGTCCGCCCGCATTGGACATGAAAGACGCGCCGCGATTGCGGTCTAGCATTTCCTTGTAAGCAGCCAGATCAGCAAGCGCCATGGCTATTTCTCGACAAAAGAGAAGCCGCCATAGCTATCGGGCGCGGCAGCGGATGCTGGAAAAAAGAGCAGAGACAAACACATATCATTGACATCGGGCGGCATCGGGAGGCCAGTGGTCCAATCGCGGATCACCGCCATGCCAGCCGTTGCCACCGGCAGAAGCGGGAATGGCCGCGCAATGACAACGCCAAACTCGCCCGCCGTGCCGGTGCTACCCGAAAGCGTAATGCTTTGCACCGCTCGAACGCCCGTGTCATCGGCCTGCAACGGCAACATGATCACGCGCGTAGCTTCGCGGTTATTGCTGCCACCAATCGCAACCGCCGTACTAATGCGGCCCGTGGTGCCTGCCTGATTGGTGTAGTTCATTGTGATAGTCTGCGCTGTATTTCCAATCAGGGTATAGATTTCAACAAAAACCACATTTCCCACCCCGCCCGTATTGCGCGTGAGCGCTGGAGTAGGTGTTGATCCCTGAACAGTCTGCGCGGTCGTAACCGTGCCGCTCAGGCCGCCGATATGAAAAAGGCGATCATACAAAGTGAAGACGCCAGCAACGCTTGACGTGAGACCAACCGTGAGCGCAAATTTCTCACGCCCGCCGCCTGCCGCAGTATAGGGCAATGCGCCCTGCGTTGTGCGCGTAGGAATCGCGCCAGTCGTCGGAATTGCGCCACCACCGGGCATCCCATCGTAGCGCCAAAGCGAAGCCATGCGACCCGCGATTGGCGCGGTGGCGGCTGCGCCTGCAATGCGCGGTGCCTTAAAATAAAAGGGCGTTTCAGGTGTTCCGTTGTTTCCGCCTGTGCCTCGGTTGATGAGGTCGGAAAGGTCGGTTAGCGCCGCCATTATTCACCTTCCCAGATAATACCTTGAGTAAGCGCGTGGGCTTTTGCTTCAATGATCAATGCCGCAAGGTTATCAAGATTTCGACCGCTTGAATATTCCAAACTATTGCCAACTTGGGGTAGGATTATGAATTGCCCATTTGAAACATCCAGACGCCAATCGCCTGTTACTGCGATGTAAACAAACCGCCCGGGGTATGAAATAATTTGCATATAACACCTACGATAAAGTAATTGCAGCGCCAGTAAAGTCAACAGTAAACGTTTCACCGTTCGCCATGGTTATGCTTGAACCATAATCAAACCATGAAACCACTGGGTCGAGCGGTGAAGTAGGCGTGTTGTCATAAATGACAACATAACGAAACGAAGGTACAGAGCCTGAAGCGGTCAGAGTCAAGTCTTGAAACACAAGCGTATAAACGCCTCCAGTTTGCGAAGAGCTTGTCGTAGTGATGTTTCGGCTGGTTAGGTTCGTGTAGCTGATTTCCGTTATATCAGCCAATACGCTGTTTGCCGCTACGGGCGCGGTGTTTGTCAAAGCAATAGTGAACTGGTCAGTGTCAAGGTTAGCCACTGTCACCATGTTTTTAGCCCAGGCGTGAAATTTATTCCAAGTTGCCATTTATATCCCTTTCAAATACTTTCAATCTTCCTCTATTTCAATCACGCCAATTGCTCTACCATCTTCGCCGCGTTGCAACAATTTGCGTCTCGGTTTATTCATCTTTTCGACGGCTTCGGCAAGCATTTCGACGGCTTGCAATACTGCATTTTGTTGCATGTCAGCCATTTGTTTAACCTGCTCACCTACTTCATTTAGTTTTTCCTCACCAGCAATTTCGACTGATACGGCTTGCTTTTCAGAAAGACTGCGCTGCATTTCGGCTATTTGTAGCTTGGTTTCTGCCTCAATCTGGGCTTTCATTTGCAAGCGTTGCGTCTCGGCTTCTTGTCTGACTTGCTCTCTAGCCGATTCGTATTCTTGCCGCATCTGTTCCAGTTCTTTAGCCTGTTGAGCCTTAAATTGCTCAATCTGCCCCTGAGTTTGTATTTTTGCCTGTTCTAACTGCATTTTGCCCTGTTCGACCTGCATCATGGCCTCGGCTTTCATCTGCTCCGGGTCAGGCTGCGGTTGTTCAGGCGGTTTTGGTGCGTTCAGTTTAGCCATCGCCTCATCAAAAGCAGATTCCATCATTCTGCCGCCTTTGAATGCGCGAACACCAAACATCAGCATTTCACCCATCAAAGGAGCGAGTTCTGGCACTTGTTGGGTTACGGGTAATGCTCTGTCCATGAACTGACCGACCGCGCCTAGAAACTCAATCCGGCTTTGTTTTTCGGTGGCTTCGTCCATTTCTACCAGTGAATCAGAGGCAACCTCAATCCTGAAACCTCTAGCTGGCTCAGACTTGAGCAGCATAATGGCCTGCTCAGCATATTGAGCATCCATTGTCCCCATGATTCCAGACATCTCGACAAGGGTCTGGGGCGCGTAAAAATCGCACATTATCTGGGCTTTTATTCTCAGCACTTCCGAAGCAAACTGAGCCACTTCTGTTTGTCTTGGTTTTATTCTCAATGAAGCATATTGGCTTTTTATCTGTTGCGCGGCTGCGGTTTCCGAAGCTATCGTTGAACCGCGAATAATGTCAGATATTCCGGTAATCTCATACACTACCTGTTTCGCCTGCTCTCTAGCCGCGTAGCATTCACGTAATGCTTGGAGTACAGAATCCAGCGGCATGAAGTCAACCACACCCTTTAGACCGCCTTTTTCCGCAAAAGCTGCCCAAGTATCCACAGGTATCAACTGGTTATTCACACCCTCGGAAAGCATCCTTTGTACACCCTGCTGGCTTGCGTCATAGACACCCACGACCTTAACCGCTTCGACTAACATTGCTATCCGGTTGGTTAGCATGTCAATCTCTTCGGCTTGGTCTTGATAAAGGCTGTAATCGGGTATGGGTACTAAAGTCTCGGTGGTTTGGGTAGCAAACAAAGGTTTGGGGCATGGCCAGAAATTATCTAACCCTAGTGGGTCGTCTTTAATGTCCAGCGTCTTAGAGTATCCCTCAGACACCCAGAAAACCTGCTTTGTCGTCTTGCTCCATATTTCCCAGACAACGGCTTTTTTCATGTCGTCCAGGCCTTCAACACCCATTTTTTCCATTTCATCTAGGCCAACAGGTTCGTGAGTTAATGGAACTTGCTTAAAATCCTCGCCAAATCGCTTAATGCCATCCTCTTGGCTCATGTACACCCTACGGGCAATCCATGTCACCTCATCCCAACATCTAGCGGGTGAATATCTCACATCTTTCCAGAAGACATAATCTACTGGGGTGCATTCGTATTTATACGGCGCGTTGGGCATAACTTGCGCCTCGCCGCCCTCTTCACCGGGCAAAGCGTCAACAGGCTGGGCTAGTTCTTTTTCCTCGAACCGCACCCACACCGTGCCGCGTCCGGGCAGTAGTCTGTCAATTATCGCCAGCTTCATCGAGGCGTCAAAGTCGCCCTTGTCAATCTCGTACTGTAAACAACGTTCTATAATCACCGAAGCAGTGCGACCAACAGGGTCAGAATCCTTCCAGCGTCTCGATACTTCGGCTCTAGGGGTTTTCCCGTATAGGGCGGGTTTCAGGGTCTCAACGTTTGACCAGAGTATATTAAACCTCTTACCATAAGTCGTGAAGTTTTTACGGTCGTCACGATAACGCCTGATTATCCTGTCGCCACGCTCAATAAACTTTTCATCTTCGCGCTTGGCAAGTTTTAACTCCGCCAGCCCTTTTGTGCTTGCATCAACGGGGTTCATGTCGGTATTCCGTATTTTTCGAGAAGCGGCTTGTCGGTCATAATTCTTGACCAGGCTTCTTCTGGGCTTTCCGCAACGGCCACCAGTCTCTCAGGTGTTGCGCTTGTTTTTAACTCTGCGCCATTGGGAAATAGAAAATATGCTGTTTTGTCGTCACATTTAACAGGGTGCCACATGACATATTGCACTGCGCCAATTTTATCAATGGCTGGCGGCCTGGCTTGTGGGTGCGCTTGTACAAATATCATGGGACTATGCTCACTCTTACCGCGCCATTCGCAACCATAGGCGTACCGTTTGAATATGTCGCCAATGCGCCTGTCGAGACACACAAAGCGCCATCATTGGCTCTGGGAAGTCCGTTAGACCACACCACATCTACAGGAAGTCCAGCAGTCGCATCAACGTATCGAATCTGGCCAGCGTCAGTCATTAGAAGACCGTTAGCGTACTCATCACCACCAGTTGAAATAGCCCTGTTCAAATCACCAGATAAAAGCACACCGTTCTGAAATGTGTCTGTCGGCTGAATAGCGCCAGTTCCTAATTGCACTACTTCTGCTGATACTGTAAATATAGACATTAGTATCTTTCCTGTTGGCGTTTAACGTCTTGCCATAATTCATCTAAAGGTGCTGTAATTATGACACCGTTTTGTGCTTTTATGTTGAATTTTGCGGGTTTTTCGGGTTCTTTTGGTGTTAATTCCTGCATTATTTGAGCGCCGTAGGCAAAAGCATCAGCTGGATGGCTTGCCCAATTATGCAATGGTTCACGGCTAAAAACCCCTAAATCTTCATTGTATGCGTACTCCCATGCTATCAACCCATCCATTCCAGCCTCGCACAATTCAGAGTTAAACTTGCATTTTGGAAGTACGGCGCGTGCTGCGCTGATCTGGTCTAGTTTTTTGGATTGAGGCACGATAGCGCATTTGTCAGTGCCGAAAGCTTGGGCAAATCGTTCGATTGTCGTGTGCTTGCTTTGAAAAGTCTTGGCTCGTGCATCATGAGGCAACCATACTCGACCAAGCTTTTTACCTGCTCCCAATTCAATAATCTTGTCACGGATTCGTGGTATCCAGTCGTCCGCATCCAAACCCGTATCGCCATCGTATGCCAGCACGCGAAAGCCTCCAAGTGTGCGCTGCCAATACCAGAAAGAAGCGGTATCCCTAAAACCAAGGTCACACGAAACTTCAATTCCTGCCCCGTCCGGGTCAAAATTTACATCGGGTGTTGCCCTTCCTTCTCGAATGGCTTGATTAACCCACCGAGCCAAAATCGCGCCCTGAGTTGCGCCATAAGCACCATTCCATATATGTTCGGCTTTATCTGGGTCTCGCTCAAAATCGTCAATCATTTCTTGACGAAGTTCATCAGGAAACCAAGGATTATCGTT